TCTGTTGATAATCACGAACCTCAAGTGTTTGTTGAACATCGTGACAATTGGGTGCGCCCTCTAAGAGACACTATTTCTCAATATAACGAAGAAAATTCCGCAAATTCTCTTGACATATAAATAGTATATGTTATACTCTACAAACAAATTAGAGTTAAATAACAAAGGATATTAATATGGCAGCTTTATCTTACAGTGAAATCACCAAGGAGAACAGAGAGTATCGCTCTGAGCTTCTTGTGGATAAGGTTTTTTCTAGAGACGGTAAGTCTAATAATTTTGTCGTTGAAGGAGAAGGTATTCTGGTTGCAGAGTATATTAAAATAAACGACAAGAAGATCTCTTCAGGTGATACCCATGATATCGTGGGTATGATATTTGCTCTGAAACTTTTACCCGTTTCCAAAAGAAAGATTGTAGTGTGCGGTAAACTTCAGGGACAGTCTGCGCCAACATCTTTTCCGATAACTAAGTTAGAGAAGACCGAAGAGTTCGGTGGTCAACCTGCCGGCGGTACCAGAGTAAACAAAGGTATCAAATTCGAACATGACTTCGTCGATGTTCTAAACGAACAATTGACGGGTACTATGAGTACTAAGACGTATTCGAAAGAAGTCGACTACATTCTCAAAGCTTGTGCTAAAAAGGAAAAGTCTCCGGTAGTCAAGGTATTGGCTGAAGGTGGACAGAACCAAAAGCGTCCTATCGCAGTACAGGGTAGTCAGTTATATATTGCACCCAATGACCATAAAGCACATGGTGAGAAGTTGACGGATATTACTCTAGTTCATGCCAATGGTAAAAAATCATATCTATCTTTGAAGTTCTCAAGTACTCTCACTTTCATGAATGCTGGTGTTGGACAAATCTTCACTCAGAGAGATATGTTAAAGAATGAAATAACCACTCCAATCGGCAAGCAGATAATAGAGACGTTTGGGTTGGACGAAATTATGTTGTGTGAGGTGTTCACGCAGTATGGGAAACAAAAGTTTCCTTCTGTAAAGAGCTCTATGAACAAAACCAAGTTAAAGAATTTCCTTCAAACATGTATCGGTTCTGGTTATTGGATGGTTCATGGTATGGAAGGTGGAAAGGTTTACTTCTGGGAAATGTCTTCTGCGAAAAATCCGCAGTATTCTACTATCACGGGTGATGTCGAGATTCAATACGGTGGTGCTCAAGGTAAAGGTAAACGTATTGATATTGTGTTCAGTAATCAATACTTTGATTTTAAGATAAATATTAGAAATAAACAGGGTGGTTTGTATCCTTCGCACATTATGTGTGACTATAAAAGCAAACCGGCAACAGGAAAAGTGTTACTATAGGAGACTTCTCATGGCACAATTTAGCGTAGTAAGACAACAAAATTTATTCAACAAAGACCTTCACGAAGTCGTGATGATTGCGGACAAAGACGGTAATCTATTAAACACCTCTGGTGCGGCAAGTAATATTCCACTTGCAGCTGGTGCTCTTACCGGATACAGTCACATCAACAAGTTTGGTGCGACCGATGGAGACGTAACGGCCGGAACTATCTGGGACGGTAATGATGGTGATGTCGAATACCCATACCCAGACGCTGGTGTGGTTTCTGTGTCATCTGCAACAGAAGTTGGAGAGACTGTAATAGTCGATGGACTAGATGCAGACTACAACCTACAGAGTGAGACCATCGCGATTGGTAGCACAGGCACCTTGACGTTCTCTCGTGTGTTCCGTGCTAAAATGTCGACGATTACAAACGCAAGTGACATCACTATCAACCAAGGCGGAGACCTTGCAGCAAAGATCCAATCTGGACTAGGTCAGACGTTGATGGCAACATACACAGTCCCTGCCGGAAAGACTGGTTATATCTTGGGGATTCATTTGGGTTCTGATAAAGCATCTACCAACTCGCGTATGACATACCGTCTTTTCTGTCGTGAGATTCTAAATGGTGGTGTGTTCCGAATCAAAGCAAACTTAAATGCTGCAGGCGGACAAAGTCTGGATATTCAATATCCGGTGCCTCTAGTTGTGCCAGAAAAACACGACATTAAAATCGACGTTGAAGCTGGTCAGGCAACACAGGTATCTGCAACATTCGATATTATTTTAGTGGACAACCCAGCATAATGGAAACCTTCGCAGACTTCATCACGGAACAAAAGAACACGCACATGACTCACATCGAGGACAAAGTCCTGTACGGTGGAGTCGATGGTACGCGTCAGGCAATCAATGCTCTGCGCGGCCTCCGAGACCTACTTGCTGGTTCTGGCGGTGGTCGTGTCTCAGTTAAGTGGGACGGTGCTCCTGCTGTATTTTGTGGTATTGACCCAACCGACGGCGAGTTCTTCGTTGCTAAGAAAGGCATCTTCAACAAGAACCCAAAGGTCTACAAGACCGATGCAGACATCGACGCAGACACGTCGGGTGACCTAAACACTAAGTTAAAGGACGCTCTCAAGTACCTACCTAGTCTAGGGATTAAGGGCGTTATCCAAGGAGACTTTATGTTCGGTGATGGCGACGTGACTACTAAAACTATCGACGGTCAGAAGTACAGTGTGTTCCACCCGCAGTCAATCGTATATGCAGTACCTTATGACCAAGCGAAAGAATTACGTGATGCAAAGATTGGTATCGTCTGGCACACCACTTACAAAGGTAGTTCTTTTGAAAACATGACAGCAGACTACGGTGTAGACGTTAGTAAGTTAAAGAAGTCTCGTAATGTCTGGTCACAGGACGCAATGTTGAAGGATGCAACTAACGCGACGATGTCAGAGCGTGAGACCAAAGAAGTCAATGACTTGTTGACCAAAATAGGTCGTCTGTTCAAACAGACCTCTGCCACTACACTCAAGACAGTTGCAGAGAATCCTAAGTTCGCACAAAAGATTGAGACATATAATAACTCGTTCGTACGTGCGGGTGCACTACTTCCGGACTCAAGAAAGCACGTTAATGGATTGATAAGTAATAGGCAAGCGTATTACAAAAAAGAGATTGCAAGCAAGAAATCTCAACGTGGTAAGGACACTTGGATTGCCAAAATGAAAGATGAAATGGAGTTTTTCTCTGATACAAACAAGGCAAACCTAGTTAAGATGTTTGAATTGCAAAAATTAATAGTTTTAGTGAAATTAAAACTTATAAATAGTTTAGACAAACTTAAATCGATTGATACATTCGTGAAAACTTCTAATGGTTACAAAGTGACTGGTGAAGAGGGATACGTTGCAATTGATACGCTTGGTGGTGATGCGGTGAAACTTGTTGACCGTATGGAATTTTCATACAACAACTTTTCACCTAATATATTAAAGGGTTGGGACTCAGCCCGAAGATAATAATGGGATAAACCAACAGAAGGATTATATGACATGTTGTCATTTAAAGATCTTATATCTGAAGTTTTAGATATGCAGCAACGCCGTAAAATGGCGATGCGAATGAAAAAAAATAAAGCTCGTATCGCAATGGCACGTAAGCGTGCCGAGAGAAAGTTCGCCTCTATGGATACCCTAAAGAAGCGTGCTCGCCGACAGGCGCGTAAAGCTATGGTCTCTAAGATTACTAAGGGACAGGATAAAGGTGAGATGTCTGTTGCTCGCAAGAAGAGTATAGAGAAGAGACTCGAAAAACCTGCGGTACAGTCACGCATAGATCGTCAAGCTAAGAAACTTGTAAAGGTCGTTCGTAAACAAGAAATCGAACGCAAGAGAAACAAGTCTAAGGGCGATAACAAGTGATTAAGAATTTTAGTCAATATCTTGTCGAAGAAGAACGCGAAGTATACTTCACGTTTGGTCGTATGAATCCTCCTACGATTGGTCACGGCAAGGTAATGGATATGTTAGCGAAGAAGTCTGGGAAAGCAGACTATAAAGTATTTGTGTCCCAATCACAAGACGCAAAGAAGAATCCGCTATCGTACTCTGATAAAATCAAACACACAAGAAAAATGTTTCCGAAACATGCACGGAATATCATGGTGGATAAGTCTGTCAAGACCGCTATCAACGCCATGGTCGCACTATATGACCAAGGTTACAAGTCAGTAACTATGGTTGTAGGTGACGACAGAATTACAGAATTTGATGTCCTGTTGAATAAGTACAACGGACAGAAAGCAAGACATGGTTTTTATAACTTCAAGAACATCAAGGTGGTATCTGCCGGTAAGAGAGATCCAGACGCTACTGGTGTTGAAGGCATGTCTGCTTCTAAACAAAGAGAGAACGCAACGAATAATGATTTTGTTTCTTTCTCGCAAGGTGTTCCTAAGTCCATGTCAAATCCAGACACACGCAAGTTGTTTAACGATGTGCGTAAGGGTATGGGACTAAAGGAAGCCAGTGAATTCCGTAATCACCTAGAACTTGAGACAGTATCCGAAACACGAGAGAAGTTCGTGCAAGGAGAATTGTTCGAGGTAGGGGATGTGGTAGTAATCAAAGAAAGTGATGAGATTGCTACCATATCTATCCTAGGTGCAAACTATGTCATCGTTGAGACTAACGAAGGCAAGAAGATGCGCAAGTGGTTAGAATCTGTGGAGTTAATCTCCGAAGATGTGACCCAAGGGCAACTTAACGATTTAGAAAAGTTCGGTGACCGTCTATTGAAGAAGTTCAATATCGACATCGAGTTTACGCGACACTTCGCAGACCGTATGAATGATACCCGTAACAAACCCGCTATTAAGGTAACGGAACTTCAACGGCTGTTCAAGAAGATTGCAAAGAACAAGGGCAAAGGTGTAAAACAGCATGGGGATGCTGAGGCGGTATTGAAAGATATGCAGTCAGACCTAAATTTACCTGTCGTTGTAAACTATAAGAACGGTGAGTTCGAAATGGTTAACAAGACTATAATGCGTAAGAAAGGGTTTAAGACAACTAGTCCAGTCATCCAGTATGAAGGACAAGACCCCGATATAAAAGACCGAGAAGGTACTCAACCGGCTCGTTATCACAAAGGCCTTGCAAAGTCCACGAAAGCGAAACGTGACGCACACTTCAAAAAGCATGGTAAGAAAGCAGATGACGATTCCTCTGCATACAAACCAGCACCTGGCGATGCGGCCGCTAAGACCAAACCATCAAAGTATACCAAGTCATTCAAAGACATGTATGACGAAGATTGTTGGGACGGTTACAAGCAAGTCGGTATGAAAAAGAAAGGTGATAAGACAGTTCCTGATTGTGTTGCAGAAGAGAATATCGTAGGTGTTAATGAAGGGTTCATGGATAAAATAAAGTCTAAGACCCTGAACAAAAAACAATACCAACATGCGTTGATGACCTTGAAGAAACTTCTGACCCGTAAGAGCAAAGACTCTCAAGGTAAACTGAGTCATGGTACACAGTATTATGCACAGAAGGTCGCCAAGACATATGCGGGTATGGACGATAAAGTACTTCACGATATGTTAGGAGATTGGAAACCATGATTAATTTTAAGAAATACCTTGACGAAGGTCGTTATTCAGTGTATGATACATTAGATCTGGAAGAAGGCCCAGACGGTATCGCTTCTAAGGCAAAGAAGTCAGGTATATCTCCAGAGACTCTAAAAAAGGTTTATAACCGTGGAGTCGCAGCATGGAAGACGGGTCACCGTCCAGGCACGACACCACAACAATGGGGTCACGCACGAGTAAACGCCTTCATAGTTAAAAAGAAGAAGGGTGGTCTTAACCACGACAAAGATTTAGCATAAGGATTAGTTATGAGTAAGACTAAGAAACCACGTAACAAAAAAATGTCACAAACCAAGAAGGAAAAGTTACAGTCTACTAGTTTTGAAAACAACCAATTTAGTACAATGGGGACGCAAGGCCCCAATTTAAAAATAAACAATACAAATCGAGCAGCAACGAAAATGATTCGTGGTGCATCAAGAGGAAGTTAAACGTGAAGACTTTTAGTGAGTTAAGAACTCTTAACGAAAGAAAGATTGTAGAAAAAAGGGCCACGACCTACCTTGAAGAAGGTGCGGAAGTCTATACCATGAAGAAGGGCCCATATACTCGCAAGGTTGACGGTAAAGAAGCAGACAAGATGAAGCGCCAAGGTTGGAAGTTGATAATGCGCGAGACACTTGACGAAGCATACCAACAATTCTTAGATAAGTCACCTAGTAACTGGGGTGAAGAAAAGGTAGTTGCCTACGGAGAAAAGAAAGGTCACAAAGTGATCGGTGTAGTTGGTACTGGTAAGGTAGACGGTATCGTGTTGTTCGGTCTGGATGCGGGAGACAAGAAGTATGTCGGTAAGGAAGCAAAGGTCAAGACTGGTCAAACAGTATTCCGTTATGCTACTCGCAACAGTATGGCAGGTGACCTCTTTCCTCTAATTAAGATTGATGTTAAACGTGGATTGATGTATCATCTAACACAAGCATCAAGTTCTGGTGATGTTGATTACGCAGAGTTTGAGAGTAGAAGTGTTAAGTTAAAGTACCTTCGTTTTGCCGCAACTGCCAACCTTCGTGACATTACTGGGTTCGACCCAGGCTTTGGTTCGATGAAAGAGTCTGTTGAGGAAGGTAAGAAACCAGTATCACAGATGACTCCTGCTGAGAAAGCAGCAGATGCTAAGAGACGTAAAGAATACAATGCTTTTCAGAAGTCTAAGCGTAACGAGTCTGTAGACCTTGAAGAAGGTAGGATGAAAGAGTTTCATGACTATATCGACCAAGGTAAATCTGCACAGTGGATTGCTAAGAAGATGGGTCTGGACATGAAGACCGTAAAGGCTTTAATGGACGATATAAAAGAATCTACAGACTTGTCGGAAGCAATTGATTTTGAAAAGATGTCTAAGGAACTCTTGAAGCACAAGAGTAAAGGTATTGAATTCGAGAAGGCCGCTGCCTTTGTACGTGTGATGTTTATGAATTCAGCATCGAGTGTCCAAGACAAAGCAATGAAAGGTTTACTTGACCTTCTCAAGAACATGGACGACCTAACAAAGAAGACAACTATCACAAAGATCCTAAAAGATAACGGATTTAAAGTGAAGGGTGGTCGTATCATGCGTGAAGAGTCTGTACAAGAAGCAAAGGACGATGATTATCGCCGTCTTACACATGCAATTAAGACTACTCCTAAGCACAGACGTGATAAAGTCGCTATGGCTTCCCAGCCTGCCAAGACAGACTTGAAAGCAGTTGCTAGACGTAAAGCGATTGAAAAACATCAAGAACGCATGAGAGCAAAGAAAGATTCTTACTGAACTGAGTACAAAAATGAAATCATTTAAGACACATCTAGAAGAGTCTACCAAGATCAAATGGAAGAAAGTTCCTGACGGTTGGGATGGTAAAAAGAAAGTGTTCAAACACGTTACTTCTGATGGTAAGTTCGAGATTCGTTTGTCTGGTATGGACTCTATGAAGTTCAATAAGGACGGTAGTCAGAAAGTCTTGCCCACTGTCTTCGATAAGAGTGGAGACACTCCGAGATATCCCGTAACTGGATATAGGAATGTTGCTACTGCTAAGGCAGAAGTCGAACGTTGGATAAATGAACACTGATGAAAAAATTTAAACAGTATATAGATGAAGGTTGTTGCGAGTCATGTGCGTCTCTTGACGAAGAACTCGAACTAACTGAAGCAGAATATCAGGGTAATACTGTTACTCTGAATAAACCCGTACGTGGTGGCTCTAAGAAGTTCTACGTATATACCAAGAACGAAAAGGGTAATGTTGTGAAGGTCAGTTTTGGTGACCCCAACATGACTATTAAGAAAGACATCCCTGCTCGTAGAAAAAGTTTCAGGGCGAGGCACAATTGTGCAGACCCTGGCCCGAAGTGGAAGGCGCGTTATTGGTCGTGCCGTGCATGGTAATTAATTCGTATAAATACACCCGTAACTTCTAACTAATAAGTCAACTGTATATAATAACTATATTATCAATTATATCAAACAAGACTTATATAATACACATTAATGGGCTGATCGAAAATGGCAGATAACTCAACATTAATAGACCATGTGCAACGTGAAGAACAAAGACTCGCAAGAATCGAAGATAAGATTGATAAACTTTCTGATGCAATGATCGACCTCGCTCGGGCAGAAGAAAAATTAATCAACATGGAGAAAGCAAATTCTCAACATTTCGAACGGATGAACCGTTTCTCCATGCGAATGGATGATATGGAAGATTCTATTCAAGAACAAGGTAAAACAGTTAAGGTGATGCAATATATTATTACATTATCCGCAACCGTGTTTGCTGGTGTAGTAGTCAAAATATTTTTTGACGCATAATATTTAACGGAGACTGATGATGTCGAATATCAATAAAATTATGGAGGCTTACTTGTCGATGAAGGTCTCCGAGCAGGAACAAATCGCAGAGGCTTACGGTACTGACAAGAAGAAAAAAGAAGTTGAAGAGAAGAAACTCGACCCTGTCAACGATGCAGAGAACGATAAGAAGTTCAAAGACCGTAAGGACAAGGACATCGACAACGATGGTGACGTAGATTCTTCGGATGAATACCTTCACAAGAAGCGTAAGGCGACTGATGACGCTATTGACGGTGGTAAGAAACCTGCCGTGAAGGAAGAGAAGGACGAAGAAGAGGGTGATGAGGAAGAGTCTGAAAAGAAACCTTTTCCACCTAAGAAAAAGAAAAAGGATGATGAAGAATCAGAAGCAGAACCAGAAGCTGATGGTGACTCTGATATCAAAAAGAATCCTAAGACTGCTGATAAGAAAGCAGAGATCTCTAAGATTGAAAGTGTGGACACTCGTTCTGCGTTTGAAAAGATGTGGACTGAGATTGTTGAAGCAAAAAATGACCCTAAGAAAATCGCAGCAGATGGTGAGAAGTATGATGACCATTCTTCTGAACACGATAAGAAAGTCATTGATATGCACAAGAAGTCTGATAAGAAGATCGAAGACCAAGAAGAAGAAGGTCACGATGTTACTTTTAAAGCGGGCGGTAAGGATATGAAACAATCTCCTGCTCGAAGTGGCGCTGACAATCTAAAGAACGGTGATAAGACTCCACCAAAAAAATAAATGATTGAGGATTAAATTATGATGTCTACTATCTTTCACTACGTAATGAACCTGTTCCGTCAAGACCCTCCAAACGAAGTTGTTAGGTCTCCGGCAGCAACGCCACTTCAGATGATAGAAGATATGACTAAACGTGAACTAGATGAACTAGGTGCAGCGAACGGTGTACGATTAGACCGCCGCCGCAGAAAGTCCGTACTGGTTGCGAAACTGAAGGAAGCTGGAATCCACCACGGATAACCCATGTCCTTTAAATATTATGTCTTGACGAGCGGGTCTCTTAATGCTCTCGCTCGACAATTTGAAACTCTAAAATCTAACGAAACCGTAGTCGTAATCAATACCTTGAATAAAGGGTACTCTGATGAGGCTGCGGGTTTTTGTGCGTCTAACGATATTGAATATCATATCACCGAATCCGATGGTACTCCCGCTACAGGTAAGAACTCTGTACTGAAGCTCTTTCTAGAGAGTGACAACGAGTATATGGTACATGTCGACGGAGATGACCTCATCACTCCCTATGGTAGAAACCTCTACCGAACCACTGCCTATCAAGAAACTCCTCCAGATGTTGTGTGTCTGTACAATCAGTTATGCGTCCAAAATTATCAAGAGGGTTTCTTAGACCTGTTTAGAAAACAAGTAGATTCTCAAACTGTCGTTAGGAAACATATGTTTATTCCTCCTAGTTATCGGCCAGGGTTTTCTCATGCGATAGACGCACAGGATGTCCGTAAATATAAATCCAGAGTGACGGAAGATGGGGTTAATAGTTTGGTCAGATATTGTGAGGGGACATTATCTAAAGAGGATGCTCGGCGCTGGTTAGAGAACAAGGTATATCTTCATGACTTTGCGATACGTCATGGTGACCGACGCAATACTCTAAATCGTTTAGTGTTCTTCTCTCGTAAATCTGCTACTATGATGAACTACAACCCAAACCTCGTTGTCGGGGAAGATATCGTACAGTTCCATCTATTAAAGAAGCTTGCCCACGAAGGCAAACTAGATATGCAGATACGTAATGAAAGTCCTAAGTACAGTTACATATACATCTCAAACGAATATAGTGTTACACGAAAAGAAATGCCGGATTGGGAATGGATGGAACCTCTTATCAAAGAACTAAATAAGATGGAACCGGAACTGCCGGACTTTACATTAAATGAGTTTAAAGACCCATACTATGAAGTTGAACAAAAATAACCTTATTGTGTACGCTGCAAAACATTATTACAACCCTACGCATATTGATGGGGAAGAGTTTTTTGACGACCTCAAACGATTCAAGTATGTGAAGAGACTTATTAATAGGTACCACCAAAGCGGTGACCTCGCTGAGCGTCTCATCCTAAACCACCTAATTGTGATATTCAATGTGTTCGGATATGAGGCGGGGGTGGAGATGTTAGCGTTAAAAGTACCACTAGACCAGTGGCCAACAATCAAACCATTCCTTGTTTTTCTTCAAGCGATAAAAAATGATGACATTACAGGTATCGAAATGGATAAATACGTAGTAGAGAAATTGAGAGAAATAAGATGGGCATCCTAAAGTCAGCTGCAGACGTAGTCTACACAATTAGATTTTTAAAACTACTCGTTACTAAGTTCGAGGATACAGGTGCGTTCAAAGCTGGTATCATTGATAAGGACGGTAAGAAAAATCCAGACTTCTCTATGGACAAAATGGATGACCGAGAAGCATACCGTGACCACTATACATCGTTCCATCGTCTAGTATTTAACCTCAAGAAGATTATGGCTAAGGCGCCTGGTGGTTCTTCGGTAGTCGCACGATATGGTGCCGCACTTGCATTGATTAAGGAACACGGAGACCTTTCCGATTCTAATATCCAGAAGATTCATGAGGCGTCAGGTATTGACATCTTGGATGTTCTCATGGAGAGTTCCCAATGGTACGTATTGGAGAACGGGTCTGTTGGTCAAGGGGTCTATCGTATGCGTAATGACTCTATGACGGACTCTGCGGACGAACTAGTACGTAAGGGTGACCAAATCCGCATCGCAGAGGACAGTCTATCCCATGACATCTTGGGCATCTCAATTTTCGAAGGAACCCACTTACGAACAGGCAGACGTGTTCTATTCTCTGCCAACGAGATAATGAAATGAAAACATACGAAGAATTCATGAAACAGTTTGACGAAGAAATTGCCAATACTACCAAAGGTGTTGCTGGTGCCGGTGATAATCCAGACCAGACTGTCATAGTACGTAAAAAACATGACCGCAAGAAGAAACGCAAAGATGCTGCGGCAGTACTCAAAAGAATATTTCCAGATAAATTTTAATTAAGCCCTTTACAAAGTAGTTTAAATACTATATAATCCTACACCTTAGATAAGGATTATGTTATGAAATTACTGCACCATGCTGACTACAAGATAGTCATTCTCGAAAAGATGAATGATGTCGAAGAAGTTGTTGAAGAACTCGTTCCACACCAATTCTGTGAGAGTAATGTAATCTATGTTGCTATGCAAGGTTACTCCGTTTTTGACAGAATATCCAAAGAAAGATTCCTAGTAAAAAATCCAGAGAACCCATTCGATAATCATCTGATGTGGGAAGGCCTCTTTGACTCCGAAAAACAGGAAGAATACATAGAGAAGTGTTGTAAGAAGTTCTGGGAGACAGGTAAACAGATGCTCATCGAAGACTATGAGTACGAAGAAGATGAACCCTTTTATGACTACAGCAAATAGGTAACCATGTCCGGACTATCCAACCATATGAAGGACAATACTTTTTTGTATAAAGTTCTCTCAGACATTGACAGAAAGGTATTTATTGCGTATAATGTACGATATTGCACATATGAAGAGAAAGAAATTTTCGTGGTGGTGGTGTCAGATGGTACGGACAAACATATTGATAAGTACTGGAGTGATATCAAATCTCGGTGCTTAGACAGGGAGGTTCTGTTAGAGTACATCATCGTTACTGATGAAGAATATAATAAAGGGGTTCGTGGTAAGTTCCCTTACAAATTACTTGAAAGTGGTTATCTCTCTATAAACGGAAGATAATCCAAATTTTGGAATACTAATGACAGTCGAAGTGAAATATGATAGGGATGACTTACTTACTGATTATGCAGTAGGTATGTTAAAAGACTTCTATATGGTAGAAGGTGAAGATTCGCCACAAGACGCATATGCAAGAGCATCAACCGCATGGTCGATATACAAAGGACAACTGGATGAAGTCCTAGCACGAAGACTGTACGAATATGTTTCCAAGAAATGGTTCATGTTTGCATCACCAGTACTGTCAAACGCACCTTCAGCTGAAGGCAAGGGGAAGGGATTGCCCATTTCATGTTTCCTTACTTATGTACCAGATACTCTAGAGGGACTTATCGAGCACTCTTCGGAACTGCGATGGTTGTCCGTTATGGGTGGTGGTGTAGGTGGCCATTGGTCGGACGTTCGTACGGTCTCTGACATTGCGCCTGGCCCGATTCCGTTCTTACACACTGTAGATGCCGACATGATTGCTTATCGTCAGGGTAAGACGCGTAAGGGGTCATATGCAGCATACCTAGACATAAGCCATCCAGACATTATAGAATTCCTAAATATCCGTATACCGACAGGTGATGTTCAACGGAAAGCTCTGAACATTCACAATGCTATAAATATATCCGATGAGTTTATGACTGCGGTTATAAACAACAAAAAATTCGACTTACGTGACCCGAAGGACGGTGCAGTTAAAGATTCTGTAGATGCACGTAAGTTATGGGAACGAATCCTTGAGGTTCGGTTCCGTACGGGTGAACCGTACTTAAACTTTATTGATGCCGCGAATCGAGGGCTCCCCCAACCTCTGAAGGATAAGGGACTAAAGATTCACGGGTCAAACTTATGTAATGAAATTCACTTACCGACAGGGCCAGATAGAACTGCGGTATGTTGTCTCTCCTCACTCAATCTAGAATACTACGATGAGTGGAAGGATACCAACATTGTGCGAGACTTGATTCGCATGTTGGACAACGTTCTTGAGTACTTTATTGAGAACGCACCGGACAGCATCTCCAGAGCAAGATACTCTGCGGAACGTGAAAGATCAATTGGTGTGGGTGCAATGGGATTCCATTCACTCTTACAAAAGCACTCTGTCGCTTGGGAATCTGATAAAGCCCGAGAGATAAATAAGGTTGTCTTTGAGAACATCCAAACACAAGCTGTAGAAGAGTCACGGCTCCTTGCGAAAGAGCGAGGTGAATACTCAGACGGTTTAGGTTCAGAAATGCGTAATGCGCATTTAATAGCAATAGCACCTAACGCGTCGTCGGGAGTCATTTTATCTACGTCACCATCGATCGAACCACTGAAGGCATGTGCTTATACGCATAGAACTCGTGCTGGTTCGTTCCTAGTGAAGAACGTTTATCTGACCCAACTCCTCAAAGAGAAGGGTCAAGATAACGAATCTACGTGGACTAGTATTATCACCAAAAAGGGGTCGGTGCAACACCTACCCTTCCTCAACGAAGGGGAGAAGGCGATATACAAGACCGCGCAAGAACTAGACCAGAATTGGGTGGTGACTCATGCGGCCGAACGACAACCATTTATTTGTCAAGGTCAGTCAGTCAATCTATTCTTCCCATCGGGCACACCTAAGGCATATGTCAATAAGGTGCACTTCAGCGCGTGGAAGAAAGGATTGAAAGGTCTATACTATTTGCGTACCGAGGCGAGTTCTCGTGCGGAGACGGTATCCGACAAAGTCGAACGAGTTGCATTGGCAGACGACAACCGGACGATAATCTATGGTAAATCTAACTGCCCGTGGTGTGTCAAGGCAATCGAAGAGTTAGAGTTGCAGGGAGTTGTTTTTGATTACATCGACCTTGATGTGATAAAGAAGACTGCCGCAGAAGTAACTGGACGAAAGGATGTTAAGACAGTTCCACAGATTTACATAGAAGGTAGATATATTGGTGGTTATGAAGACCTTATGATTCAGTTGAAGACAGATATCAGTTTAAATACTGTTGGAAATGATGGAGATGAGTGTCGAGCTTGTGAAGGATAGGGGCAGGTTGCCTACATACAAATTATTATAAAAGGTCTATTATGTCGTTACTAAAGCTTTCAGAAACTTACAAACCGTTCATGTACCCTTGGGCGGTTGAACTGACAAAGAAACACGAAGAAATCCACTGGATTGAAGATGAGGCAGAACTCTCTGAAGATGTTCAAGACTGGAAGACTAAATTGTCAGAAGATGAAAAATTATTCATCACACACGTACTGCGACTATTCACACAGTCGGACGTACAGGTAGGAGAGAACTACCACGAACTTCTAATACCGAAGTTCAAGAATAACGAAGTCCGCAATATGTTAGCATCGTTTGCGAACCGTGAAGGGGTGCACCAACGTGCGTACGCCCTGTTAAATGACACTCTAGGTCTACCTGACGAAGACTACCACGCGTTCTTGGAATACTCTGAGATGGCAGATAAGATTGACTTTATGAAGGACGGTAACGTCTCTAGTCATATGGGTCTTGCCCTTGCGTTGGCACAGTCGGTGTTCAACGAAGGTATGTCAGTATTCGCATCATTCGTCATGTTACTTAACTTCCAACGTTTTGGAAAGATGAAGGGTATGGCAACGATTGTTGAGTGGTCTATCCGAGATGAGACCATTCACGTACAGGGTAACGCAAAGTTGTTCCGTGAGTTCACAGATGAACATCCACGTATTGTTAATGATGAGTTAAAGTCTAAAATCTACCAGATGGCAGAGAACGCTGTCAAACTAGAAGACAAGTTCATCCAACTTGCGTTTAAAGGTAACAGTGTACAGGGCCTAACCAAGAAAGAAGTTCGCGACTACATCCGTCACATTGCTGACCGCCGTCTACTTCAGTTGGGTATGAAACCACTGTTCAAACAAAAGAATAACCCACTACCGTGGTTGGACTGGGTACTGAACGGAGCATCACACGACAACTTCTTTGAGAAACGTGTGACCGAATATTCAGTGGTCGGTATGGAAGGCGAAGACTACGGTTGGGACGAGTTGGAACAAGAGGTGGCCTAATGGAAAACGAATATCTGATTGAGTGTCCTATATGCGACATTCAAAGCGTCATTCGGGTACTTTACGAAGATGATGAAATCCCACGTCACTGTCCCATGTGCGGTTCTGACGCAGATGCCGAATCTACTCACGAAGAGTACTAAGTTAGTGCACTTATAAGTATGTGCATGGAATGGATATTCGAAGACAACACATTTGACCCTGATGAGACTTTTCTTGAAGACTATCAGGGTTTCGTTTATATGATTACCGAACTTGATACGGGAAAGAAGTACATCGGTAAGAAATTCTTTTGGAAACCAAAAACACTGCCAGTGACGAAGACACGAAAGCGGAAAGTAAAAACGCGAGTAGTGTCGGACTGGAAGAAGTACTTTGGCTCAAGTCTGGAAGTAAAGACTCTGGTTGAAGAGAAAGGTGCAGAGAACTTCAAGAGAGAGATTCTGAAGCTCTGCCGAACCAAAGGGGAGT